GTTAAACAAAGGAGAACATCATGGCATTAGTATCAGGAAAAGACATCGTAAAATTACGAATGGACATTGCAAAACACGACGGTTCTGGAAACATTGCGGAACTGAATTATAAACATGTTGTGAGCGACAAAGAGGAAATGATTTTTGTCGAACGTGTTGTGACGAAAGCATTGCTTAACGCATATGACGTCATTGGCGACGAAGCTTTAAACGACGGAAAGTGAACGACGACCTCTTTCGATATATTTTAGGCGCATCGATGGCGGTTGCGGCTCTTTGGATTTATATCGAGATATTTGGTTGGATCATTGGAAAAATGTGGAGCTATAACATATGAGGACGGGTCATGGGATTACGTGAAGCAGTACAAAACGCCGCTCAAGCTGGTATTGCTGCGACTGGCAATATAGCCGAAACGGTTAACTATGATTCCATGGCTTCTACTACATATAACGTGAGTGCTGGAACAACCAGTGGCGAAGGTTTTCGCTATGTTACTTCAATGATATTTAGCACGCTTTCAAAAGAAGAGCGTTCTTTAGCATCTGAGCAAGTAGAGCTCAAAGCTATTGTTGCACAAAAGGATCTACAGGCCATCCCAACAATTCATGATGAAATAACACGAGTCGTAGATTACGCTTCAACTGTTTATGAAATGGAGGATTTTAAACAGGATCCAGCGGGCGCGACTTGGTCGTTATTGTTGAGAAGAAAATGACCTTAGAAACCGCCCAATTTGATGCTGATGTAGAAAAGTTCATTAAGAACCTGCATCAGGATTATTCGACTGGGATTAGAAAAATTGCGTTTGACTTATTCCAAGGCATTGTTGACCGTACTCCTAGATTGACAGGCCGTGCGCAAGGAAGCTGGACAGTTAATGCACACAAGCCTGATGAAACTGTTTTACCACCAAGAGAAGAAGGGGAATATCCCCCGCCCGTTTTTAATTTAGATGTTAATGAATTGAGGAACCACCCTCCAATCTATGTGAGTAACAATTTAGATTATATCCTAGCGTTAGAGGAAGGATGGTCAAAAGAAAAAGCACCTGAAGGAATGGTGGCCATAACGGTTCAAGAAATTCAAGCAGAAATTCAAGATATACTGGAGCGATCAAGATGAGTTTTGCAACGGCTAGAAGAGATATTGAAAAACGGTTTGATGCTAATTGGGCGTCGACACTTATTGCATGGGACAATGTTAATTTCGTCCCACCAAAAGACGACCACTGGGTTCGGTTTTCAATAAGAGACGGATCCGTACAGCGAAAGAATATTGGTGCTGCTGGAACCTTTAGACACTTTGGAATAATCTTCGTTCAATTATATGCACCAAAAGACACAGGAACTCAAGTTCTACGTGGTTATGCTGACGACGTGGCGGGTATTTTTAGGGATGCGCGATTCAATGGTGTGGTTTGCCAAGAGGCTGAACTAACGAATATCGGTGTGACAAAGGCTAGCGCGTTATCTAGTGGTTCCCTGCCTTATTACCAAATAAATATTAGCATTCCTTTTTATTGGGATGGAACGTACACGTTCACCGGATAAATAAATGAATGAGGCGTTCAACTAGAATTCTACATCAAACGCTCTTGCGTTTGGCAAAGGGTATGATTAAAGCTTGGGAAACGTGGCTGAAGGAGCAAGAAGATGAGTGAAGAACATCCGGATCCGTCAACTAAATGGTTTCACATGCGTATCATGGCATATACCGGAATGATCACAGGTATCATCATAACGTGCGCCGTTATATACAACGGATTGCTCGGAGAAGTGATAACGAGTCTGTTTATGTTCTGGGGGACGGTGATTGGTGGTTACATGGGATTCAGTACTGCTCGTGATGGTTGGGGCAAGAAATGATTTCCTTTCTTTTTGGTCATTGGAAAATCCTAGCGTTTGCAGCGGTGGCCATCACACTTTCGGGGATTGGTTTTGCTGGTAAGCAATACTTAGAAAATAAGGAAGAACGTGAAAGGCAGCTTTTGCAACAATTGGCTGACCAAGACCATGCGAAAAAACAACTTGAAGAACATTACGCGAGCAAAAGTGTCGAAGCCGAATATTTGAAAGAGACGGTTGCTGTTTTTGACGGGCTGATTAGGGAATTAAACAGCGATTTAGTTGATATTGATGAGGAGCGTCAAGCAATAAAGGAGTCGTTCGATGAAGTACAAATCGTCAAAAATTTTAAATGGTTTGTTGAACACCACCCTGATGATCTCAATAATCTTCTTGGCAACATTGTCAACAGCATGTACAAAGAGCGTGAAGCCAAAACCCGAAGTGAGGGTAGTTTACAAAAAGACAAAGATACTTTGTCCGCCCCCGCCACACCCTGACGTCGTTAGGGCTAAAGAAGTACACCCGAAAGCATTGATTATTGATGGCGAAGAATGGGTTGGGTTCTCCCCGTCAGATTTTCATGCGATGGTGGGTACTGGTATAGATACAAACGCGCATATTCATCAAAGACAAATAAATCAAGAATACTATGAAGCGTGCATAAAATCCTATAATTAATTTACTTTCAGACATATTTTGACTATAATTTTTTCAACACCTTGCACATATTCTAATCGCCTCGCTCAAACGCCTCGCCGGAATATCTCCAAGAATTACACACAACCTAATTCGAGGAGTTCATAATCATGCCATCTTTTAGTGATTCAAATCGGGTAACATTACGATGGATAGAAGAAGCAACGTGGGGAACCACACCAACGGGCCCATCTATGACCACGCTGCCATTAACAAGCGAAGGTCTAAAAAGTGACATTAGTAATGTAACTTCACAAACTATTCGTTCTGATAAAAATATTTCAGATATAACAAAAGTCGGCGGCGGTGCAAGCGGGCCAATCGCGTTTGAATTCTCATTTAATGACTTTGACGGCATGATGCAAGGCGCTCTCCAATCAACATGGGCGACAACCGTGGTCAGCGCGAGTATAGCGTCTGCACATTATTCCGGCGCGTTTATCCAATGTGATTCTTCAGCTTTAAATGGCATTGTGGACAATCAATGGTTGCGATCAGCAGAGTCTACGACATCGGCTAATAATGGCGACTGGAGGGTAACGGATGTTTCTACTGAAACTCCTGGAGCAGGACAATCGCGTGTTTATTTAGCACACGGTTCAACAGGTGCAGCGGCTTCATTCACAAGCGAAGTTTTCGCAGCGGGCACGACATTAAAAGGTCGAGTCATGCGTAATGGAACAACGCTTAAATCTTACTCACTTGAAAAAGCATTTAATGACATCGGTATTTATGAACAGTTTCGCGGGTGTCGTGTGGCGGACATGGATATTGCACTAGAAACAGAATCTATTTTAACAGGTGGATTTAGTTTCATGGGCAAAAGCATGACAATCACATCAACGGCGGTTGCCTCGGCAACGGTTGCGGCTTCTAGCAATCCTAAAATGAACGCCTCTGGTAATGTGGCTAGAATCTTTGAGGGTTCAGATGCAGTGACCACAGTAACTTTCAAATCATTAACAATGAAAGTCAACTGTAACACACGCGGACAGGCTAAGATTGGTTCAGATGCGTTGGCAGGTATTGCAACGGGTGTGACTGAAATCACTGGAACAGTTCAAGCATATTTTGAAGACAAAACACTAGTTGATAAATACTTGGATGCGACCTATACATCGTTAAGATTCCAAGCCGAAGATGATAACGGCAAGGCGTACATTTTTACAATCCCTCGTGTTAAGTACACCAATTCACAGGAGTTAACTCCTGGATCTAATAATGATATTATGGTGGAACTTGATTGGGGTGCTGTGGTGGATTCAACTGGAACATATGCGTTACAGATTGACCGTTTAGACTAACATTATTTTACTAAGGAGCGAATAATGGATTTATCAAAAAACAGGCTTGACCCAAAACTAGAAGAAGAGGGTGTGTGGCAGGACATTGACTTGGAAACTTCTATTTTAGTTGCCAGATGGATGAACCCTGTTCATGAAGCGTATGTTAGAAAACATGCCAAGCCTTTGCAACAAGCGATTAGAATGGATGCGTTAAGTTCCAAAGCTGAAAAGGAAATGCGTATCGATTCTATAGCGAATTGTATTTTGTTAGATTGGAAAGGTATGAAGGCCAATGGTGAAGATCAACCATATTCAAAAGAGGAAGCCATTAGGGTTCTAAGTAATCCTGAATTAAGCTGGTTCTTAGATATGGTTGAGGCATATTCACGCGACTTGTCTGTTTTCAAAATCGAGGAAGAAGCTGCCGAGGTTGTGGAATTAAAAAAGTCCTCAAGTGGCAACTAGAAAACGCCGAACACGAGGATTTTTATCATACAGTCTATAAAGTGACAGGCAAGATGCCTGAGTCGTTAGCCGCAAAGCCTACAACGACATTGATCAGCGAAATGTATTTAAAGGCGTTCACTATATTAAGCCGTTCAAGGGACAATGTTTTAAAGATCAGCGATATAATTGCATACGGTCAAATGGCTGGTTACGAAGATCTTGAAACATTTATTGTAATGATGCAAGCAGCAGATGAGGTGTTTTTAGACCATCATGGATACGGTTCTTAATGTACTATTAAATTCTAGAGGCTTTGTTGTTGGGGCTAAGAAAGTCACTCAAGCATCTAAGACCATGCGTGGTGCAATATCTGCTTCGCGTGGTGGCCTTGCTTCTTTGCAAAATCAAATCTTTAGTTTCAAAGGTGCTTTAGCCGGTCTCGGTTTAGGCGTGGTCGGAAAAAGTTTCTTGGATGCTGCCAATACCACGGAACAACTTCAAGTCAGGTTGCGTGCTTTGTTGGGTAGTGTTGAAGAAGGTAATCGCATGTTTGACGACATGGCCACGTTTGCCAGTAAAGTCCCATTCTCATTTGACGAAATTATGCAGTCCGCTACTCAACTCGCAGGTATTATGGAGGGTGGTGTTGATGAAGTAAACCAATGGATTCCAATGATTGGCGATTTAGCCGCTGTTTCTGGTCTTGGTATACAAGAAACAACTGAGCAGGTCGTGCGAATGTATTCTGCAGGCGCGGCATCAGCCGATAAATTCCGTGAGCGTGGTATCAACGCCATGTTAGGATTCCAAGCGGGTGTTTCCTATACGGCAGAAGAAACTCGGTTGAGGTTAATGGAGGAATGGACAAAAACCAATTCCTCCTTTCGTGGCGTAACCGCCGAACTTGCCAAAACCTGGACAGGTACAATGTCCATGATCGGCGATAAGTGGTTCCAATTTAGAAACCAAATCATGGAAGCAGGTTTGTTCGACTTTTTAAAAGTTGGACTAAGAGAGTTTGATACTGCTTTCGGTAATGCGATAGAAGGCAATGAAGAAGTCTATAGAGGATTTGTCGACACAATTATTGGAGGTGCGGACGCCCTGATCACTCCACTAGGTTGGCTGGTTGACGGTGTTTGGGCAATCAGGCGAGCAGTCCAAGGATTGAACATTGTTTGGAAAGGATTGAATATCGCTTGGCTGCAAGGCTTGCAAAAAATGCAGAATGACGCGAAATCCTTTGCCGTCGGATTCAATAAATATATAGCAGGCCCTCTGTCATGGCTCAATAAAAACATTGATTTTAAAATAGACATAGATTCTAATTTCCCAAGTATGGAAAAAGAAATTAAGAGTATGCAGTCTGAAATAAGAATAATGGCTGATGAAATGAAAAGAGCGGTGACATCAGGCCTACCGTCCGAAGACATTCGCCAGAAGATGGATGAAATTATTGTAGAGTTTGAATCGTTAAGACAAGAGCAAATGTTAGGCGGCGAAGAAGGCTCTAAAGCAGTTGCTGAAGTTGATGAAAAAACTGAGGACTATATAGAAACTCTTAAGGCAGCAAACAAGGAAACAACTGAACTGACTGAAAAAGCCAAGCCGTTAAAAACAGAATACAGTGACACATATAATGTCTTATCAGCACAACTTGATTCACTAGGCGACAACATTAATGACGCTTTTGTGGAGTCTATACGTGGTGGAGATGACGCTTGGAAGGACTTTGGAAACACCGTTGTTAATGAATTAATTAGAATGATTAACTATCTGTTAATTATAAAACCATTAGTTGATTCTTTACGAGGCTATATTTCACCGGACATTGGGGCTTCGGCAACAACAAACTCTGGATCAGCTGCTCCGGCGGGTGCCACTCCTGTCGCTTTAACAGGGGCCGG